TATGTCATCGTTTGTGTAACCTGTGATGACATAATTAGTAAAATCAAGTTGGTTATCCGTTCCTCCAAAATAACCCCCTGTGTTAAAGAAAATTTGAGTGCATACGCCGCTTCCACTCATTAGATAATCCGACCGGAAGCTGCCCCCTCCCGCAAGGGACCCCGTATAGGTTTTAGTGTGCGCGCCGCTAAAAAGCACTGTTTGAAGCTGATTTCTGCTGACCTTGTCTGAAGAGTCAAGGTCTATGGTTCCCGTGGGGTAATCATACGTGGGAGTAAGGAGATCCAGTTTGTACAATTTATTTGTCTTAAAAGAAATTGCCTGATCAACAATGATGCTGTCAAAATTAGAACCAAAAACAGGTTGCACTGTTGGATCGCCTTGCCAATCTGCGTTGTCGGAATCACTATCGTTGGCGATAAGTGGTGCGACATTGTTGGTACGACCGCTATACTTAAAGGGGCTCCGAAAGTTGTCGTAAACTTGAACAACGTCCCCCGGTTTAAGATATGCTCCTTCCATACCCACCCCAAAAGACACTGTTTCGGTTTCGTTAGCTTCACTGGCAAGAATCCATTTGGCAAAACGTCTGGCTTGACCTTTACTGGTGCATCCCAGCGCAGAGGTTTCGATTTCCCTAATCCCGTACCTTCTGATGGATTCCTCGTCTTCGACATATTCGACCGCTGGTTGGAAGAAGTTTCTTTTGTCATTGTATCTCACTATAGCTACTGTGTGACGCGCCTTTTTGGCGGAGGAAGCGTAATTAAAATCCCCATTAACTACATTGGACGTAGTAAACTGGGTAATGGGGTTTTTAAATTTGTCTTGGACGGCCATAATGGAGCCGTTTGCATAATAGGCGATGCCTCGAAAAGCTGACGCCAAGTCATTTACAACCTTAAAGGCTTCTTCACGACTTGCTAGGATTCTCCCGTATGTTTTTGTTTCGGGGTCATAGTTGTTGGGAACCTTGATCTTCAAAAGGCGCGTGTCATATGAGCGGGCAGGAATCCGAGAAAAGGATCGCGCATCAAACTGAGAATATATCATGGAAGAATACGGATATCTCAGTTGTGTGCCGTAAACTTCCACTATGGAGTCTACGAAGGAAACATTCCTTAAGAAGGAAGTAAGGGACTCTGGTGTGAGGCGGACGATCCTTATCCTCCACCCCTCGAAAAAAGCAGTGTCTGCTAGGTTTTCTTTAGAGAGATCAATGGTAGTGGTTCGGATGTATCCCTGATCTATCTTGCCGGTGACTCGTTCAGTGATGGGACCCAGCCATTGCTGTGGGGAGAGAACGGTTTTGTCTATACTGATATCAGTCGTGGTACCTAAACTTGCCGGTTGGAATCGTTGGTCAAAAATAGGTTGGTAGTAAATTGCGTATTCTATGGTGCGAGCCTTTGTGTCTCCGTAGCCTGCGGACGCTGCTCCCTCTGCGGCTAGTTGAGCTGTTTTTTTGTAGGTTTTGGGTCCTGCCTGCAGGCTTTCAAAGAGTGCGTTTATTTTGATGTTTACTTGTATCTTGGAACATTCCTTGTTTAGTATGGTGTAAGTTTTAGAATATTTATCTATCTTTGTGCCAGCTTTTAGTTTAGCTATTCTTTCGTCAGTAGGGAATTCTCCTTCTCCACTTGCTACTTCGGGTCCATACAGTCTTTCACCGATAGATCTTTGAACGGTTAAGTCCAGCATTTCGTCACCGGTCATGCCGGTGTAGTTATTCATATCAGTACTTAGCGTAGGAAGGGTTCCTATGGGTCCCCCCACTACTTGATGAACATTAACGGATTGAAAGTTGTAATAACCGTCCTTGTCCACAACGGGAACGTCGTTCCAGTAAATAGAACGTAAAAAACCCAATTGCAACTGTTGGGCACTGTTTGTAAGATTTGCTGTTACAGGACCTGATGTGCCAGTAGCCAAAAAAAGGTCGAGAATGATTTGGGTGTATCCGGTTTCACCTTCGTTCCCCATGTATTGATAATTGCCGCTTACAAGACCGTCAATTTCCCCTTCACTTAGTAAGTCTACGGTTTCAGCATAAGCACGTGAAGTGACATATTTATCTGTCCCTCCTTCATTTACTCTTACGGCGGAGACATCCGTTACAACTGGGCGTCCTTGTTTTTGTTTTTTCTTTTTTCCCATGTCTTCCTTAGTCGTTCGGGTTTGATCCCCATGTCTTTACGCGATTAGCCAACTGCCCTCCGGCATTAGGAATATTATAAAGGAGGCCGTACTTGGTCTGCCCCCATGTGTCTTTGGGGAGGACCTCAGCGGGAGAGTCCACGGTATCGAGCGCTGACTGAATGACATGGCTTCCAACCATTAAACGACCGTACCCGACGAATACCGGCCCCCCTTCTCTTATTGTGTTTTGAGGACCCCCTAAAAGATAAGCCTTTCCTCCTCCTTGTTCTATTTCCCTAAAATCTCCAAACTTGGGCATTTCTGTTAAAAGGTTAGTGACACCTGCTGCCACAAGTCCTATGCCACCTAAAACATAAGCAGCCTGCATTCCGGAACTAAGTGTTGCTCCTAGCCCGAAGGCTCCTACCCCTGTTGCTATTAAGACTATCCCTAGGATTATAGTAAAAATGTCCATGACGTCTGAACCTTCCAGTACCGGAACTATGTCTATCCTTTCTATTTTTTTTCTTTTCATTATGAGTTCTGAAGCAGCCAGCCCTTCCGCAGTATTAGGGTCCTTTCCCTCTTCGGTCGCGAAATCGTGTTCGTTTATCAGTACCCGATATTTAATATTTTTCCTATCGTTTTCAAGAAGTTGTGAGTAAAATGTCTTTGCGTTACATTGAATTCCTCTCACTGCATCTCCAACGCTGTTGACAGCGAGATTCCAGTCGGACTGCCCCATTTGCTCTCCCAAAATGCCATGAAGCTTTATGTTAACTAGTTTACTCATATTTCTTATGTCTATATATTTTATACATTCTCTTCTTATAAATAGAACTTAAATCTTCGATACAGGGGTATTTGTTACGAGGGTGGTGAATCATGGTTCCGTTTCCCAAGTAAACGGATACATGGTTGGGACCCCCTCCTTTTATGAATTCAAACACTAATACGTCGTGTTTTTTTAGTTGTGACGAAGGGTCCAGTTCTATTCCGATATTTTTTTTATTAAGCTCGAAAAGTCGGGCGATTAAATAGGGATCTTTTTTATACCAATCGTTTCCTAAAGTGTTTTCTCCCTCGAGTTTTATTCCTAGGTCCGCATAGTATTCTTTCACTATACTATAGCAATCTGATTTGCCTATTTCAAACAGGCGGTTATAAAGGAAAGTTTTGTTCTTCTTGTAATCAAAAAAAGAGAAAGTGTCCTTGTTGGTGTTATATAATATATAATTAATTTGGTGAATGCGACTGTTATTCATGTCGTTCACCGAGAATTCTTCGTTTGCTGAGTTGTGGGAATGGTAGGTAGCCACAATTTTACCGTTACGTGAAGCACGTAAGTAGTCCGATGGGTTTATAGAAAAATGAGCAGTAGGTTTTTCTGAGCTGTTCCTGCAGGGAAACGAAGTCGGGGCGTTATCGTCATTTATAATTAAACCACAACACTCGTTAGGTTTTTCGCGAAAGGCGTGATCCTTTATGCTTTCTTTAATTAACGGGGAAAGTTTCATTATCCTTGAATCTTTCTAGCCGCAGGAAACCCGCCAAAGGGAAGTTTACCTGCAATTATAGCGCAACTTTGTCCGGTTGAGGAGTCGTTCTTAACGCCACCCTGAGCATGAAGACCCCATCTTAGTCGGCACCCCGTTAGGTCTTTAGAATAGGCGGTCTTCACCTCTGGTTGGCCACCTGCCGCGGCCTTGGTGGATGTATGTGAGTCAATATCCCATTTGGCAGAGCCCCCCACAAGGGGGCTTTTAAAACCTATGATGTCTTCTATTCTTTCGTTGTTGTCATCCGCTACGGGAGGAGCTACGGTGGGGAGACCTACTCCGGTTCCTTTACTTTCGTTGAGTTTTCCCACAGTAGTTGCTGTAGGGAGTTTTTTAAGCCCCGCTTTTCTTAAAACAGGAACATTTTTACCGTTTGTTGTGTTGGTGGGGGAGACTGACGAGAGCTCTTCTCCGTCTACATGTTGATACCAACATCCGCACCCTCGGTATTGCCACATACATTTATCGGAAACGACCACTCGTTTAGGAAGTTTTATGCCTTCTAGATCGAAAATTGAAGAAAGTTGGTACTTTAGGGTACTTTTGTTTTCTGCTATTTTTCTTTCTATGTAATAGACATCGGTAGGAAGTTCTGCGTACGGGTCCGGTTCGTATCCTACTGGTAGCTGTTGTCCCAGAGCAGCTCTATTTCTTGTGGTGTGTTGGGCCGATAATCC